TACAACTGATAACGAATGAAACTTGTCTCATCCATCCTGAATAAGTTCGGCTATACTAAGCGAAGACAGATAGATCGCAATAAATATGTAGCATGCGATATTCTATATTCACGAGTGTATATCACCAGAGCTATTCCACCTGATTTTACTCGTATTGTACCAGAAACTAATGGGCCGATTCTTTGGTTTAATTGATGAAGATTGTAACAAATATCCTGAATAGATTCGGCTACCAGAAGCGTTCAGGTACTTCGGGCACGTACAATCCTGCGCAGTGGCTCATCGACTGGATATCCGGCGGTAGCGAGACTTCCTCTGGTCTTCGCGTGATGGAGAAATCAGCCCTGCAATATACGCCCTTCTGGGCGGCGGTACGCATCATATCGGGTACAGTAGCTTCCTTGCCTTTCAAGGTTTATCGTCGCTTAGAGAACGGCGGCAAGCAACCCGAACAGAAGCACGCGGCATATAGACTTCTCCATGACAGGCCGAATGAGTATATGGACGCCCTGACGTTTATTGAGACGCGGCAGGCCCATGTCCTGACCTACGGCAATGGCTTCGCTGAGATTCAAAGAGATGGCTCTGGCAGACCAATAGCGCTCTGGCCGCTTCTGCCCGACAGAACCGAACGCAAGATGAGTGCAGGCGGCATACCCTACTATGAAGTACGCAGCCAGACGGGCGAGACGGCCTACCTGCCCGACTACAACGTCCTGCATATCAAGGGACTTGGCTTTGATGGCTATACAGGTTACAACGTTGTGGCCTACCACAAAGAGGCCATAGGCTACGGGCAAGCCGTCAAGGAATACGGCGCGAGATTCTTCGGGAATGACTCGACGCCGGGCGGCATACTTGAGCATCCATCTAATCTCAGTAAAGAAGCCGGGGACAGATTAAAGAAGACTTGGAGCGATACGCAGGGCGGGCTAAAGCAATCCCATCGCATAGCCATTTTGGAAGAGGGTATGAAGTGGACGAAGATGGGAGTCGATCCTGAACAGGCCCAAGCCCTTGAAGTCCAGAAATACACCGTGGAAGATTGTTCTCGTATTTTCCAAATTCCACCTCACAAGCTCGGCAGTACAGAGCACACGAGCTATAGCAGTAACGAAGAGAACAATATCGACTTTATCACGATGACAATGCTCTACTGGTTCAGGAAATGGGAGGAGGAAGTCAACTACAAACTTCTCCTGCCCAGCGAGCAGTCAACGATGTTCTGCGAAATCCTCGCCGATGCTTTGCTGCGGGGCAATACGGTTAACAGGTACAATGCTTATAACGTCGGGCGCATGGCCGGATTCCTCTCTGTGAATGACATCCGTGAGAAGGAGAATATGAATCCCATCGGGCCGGAGGGTGATATTTATCTTGAGCCGCTGAATATGAAACCAGCCGGGACGGACACGCCTGTCCCAGCACCGACAAAATGGGACAGTGGCAGGGTAAGACTGGCCCATCGTGACATGATGGTGATAGCTTTTAATCGGGTCATTCAAAAATTGCTCAACGCTAAAAAGACCAAGAACGGCTTTTATGATGAATCGCGCCGTTGGGCGGCGGACATACTCTTTGAGCCTGCCAATGCCTTTGCTTTACTGAATGGTGTTGAGACGCCCAAGGCCACCGAAAGATTAACTCAAGTCTTGAACGATGAAATCAACGAGGCTCGCAGCCTGAAATTGGGCGACGCCGATAGGCTCGCCGACAGGCTCATGCGAGAGATTGGAGGGGGAAACTGAGTGATTTGCAAGAAATGTAATCTTGATAAGCCAGAAAATCAATTCTCCCTATACAAATCTGGTAACGGCAAGTGGGCTGATAAATTATATCGGAGGAAGCAGTGCAAATCTTGTCTTAATGAAGCAGGTAAAGCGTGGTGTCGTAATCATAAAGAGCACGTGAAGGCGAGAGCCAAAAAATACCGAGAAGACCCAGAATTAAGAGATAAGAGATTGGCACAAAAAAGAAGGGATTGGGAAGAGCATAAAACAGAACGGTCGGCCACATACAAAAGATGGCGTATGAAAAACAAAGAAAAGTGTGCGGCTACCCGAAAGCGATGGTATGAGGAGCACAAAAAAGAAGCGCTTTTGTATCACAAGCAATATCGAGAAGAACACAAAGACGAAATTCGGGAAGCTAAAAGGATTGATTTGCAAAATTATCGAAAACGATCACCTAAGAAACGACTAAATGATTGTTTTAGAACATATATCTATCAATCCATTCGTAGCAAAAAGGCTGGGCGACACTGGGAAACTTTAGTCGGTTATAGCATTTCAGACCTTATGATATATTTGCAATCTCAATTCAAAGACGGGATGAGTTGGAGCAACTATGGCCAGTGGCATATAGACCACATTAGGCCGATTGCTTCTTTCTATTTTGCAGAACCAGAGGATGAAGAATTCAAACAATGCTGGGCGTTGAGCAATTTGCAGCCATTATGGGCTGAGGAAAATATAAAGAAAAGCAACAAATGGGAATCAAGGGTTGCATAAAAGGAATATCCTATGCCAGAGATAAACCAAAATTCAGACAATAGGGAACGCAGAGTTTTATCTACTGAGGAAGTAGAGTTGCGAATAGCCGATGGTGAAAAGCCTAAGATTGTCGGTTATGCAGCCAAATACAATAAATGGTCAAGTGATCTCGGAGGGTTCAGGGAGATTATAAAGGAAAACGCTTTTGATTCGGTTGTGAGTGGGAATGTAGTTGCGTTAAAAAACCACGAACCGAATCTCATGTTGGGCAGAACAACGACCGGAACATTGAGGCTTACATCTAATTCGATTGGTCTGCGATTTGAAATTGACCCGCCAAACACAACGACAGGAAAGGATACTGTCGAGGAGATACGAAGCGGCCTCTTGACTGGTTGCAGTTTTTCCTTTGCCCTCAATAAGGGAGATGATTTTTGGCAGTACAAGGATGACGGGACGGCTGACAGGACTATAACTAAGATTGCACGTCTCTGGGATGTCGGACCTGTCTGCTTCCCAGCTTACAACGATACTTCTGTTGCTGTTCGTTCGTTGCAGGAGCATCGACCAGAGCCGGACATAACAGAGAATTTTATACGACTGAGACAGCGAGACCCTTCTGATTTCATCGAGGATAGTTTCAGGACGATTTCGATTTCAGAGGATGAAGGTATCAAGGCTGTTGTGGGCAAACTCAAAAACCCGCCAGAAGGAAAAGCAGATTCAATGGTAGTGCAGAGTTATTTATTCGATAAAGATAAATGGACTCTGGAAAAAGCGCAATCGTGGGCGCAAGAGCACAAGAGTATCGAGCCGAAGCCAGAGGAGAAACCAAAGGCAATCGAGCCTGAACGGCAGCGAGAGATCGAGCGGGGTTATCGAAAAGCAAAACGAATAATTGCACGCAACAAGAAGGCCAATGCCTAACCTGTTGCACCGGGCCAAGATTCCGGGAATATCGTTCAAGGAAAAACGAAATAAGAAAATAAGGCCAGAAAAAAGATAGGCACAGGTGGCTGATCCCCGCCGAGATGCCGTAATCATCGCAGCCTATTACGGGGGCGCGTTGGGAAACCTTCGCGCCCCTTCTTTTTTGGCCGCAATGGAGAAAACAAACATGACAGTTTTAGAGTTAAGAGAAAAGGCAACTGCTGAGGCGGAGGCCGCACAGGAGTTGAAAGATAAGGCTACGCAAGAGAATCGCGGCCTTACCTCGGATGAGGCAGATGCTTTCGATAGGCATCTGAGGGAAGCCGAGCGAATCGAGCAGGAAGCCAACCGCCAGGAACATCTTGAGAAAATCCAGGCTCGGCTGAGTGAGGCCAAACCGACACAAGCCAAGCAGGAATTGGCTAATGGAGAACACATCGAGGTCGTCAGCCCCGAACTGTTCCGTTTCGGCCAGCTCCGGGCCTTCAAGGGACCGGATGCTCGCAGGAACGCCTATGCGGCTGGCAAGTTCCTCATGGCCTCTATCATGGGCGACGCCAGAAGCCGTCAGTGGTGTAGGGACCATAACATCGAAATGCGTGTTCAAACCGAGGGCGTCAATACGGCGGGTGGTTTCGTCGTGCCTGATGCGATGGAGAACGCGATTATCGACCTGCGCGAGACCTACGGCGCGGCCCGGCAGAATTGCCGACCATCCGTTATGACGACGGACCATACCGTCATACCGCGAAGAACCGGTGGTGTCACGGCCTACTTTGTCGGCGAGACGACGGCCATTACTGAATCCGAGAAATCCTGGAATCAGGTCGAATTGACCGCCAAGAAACTCGGCGCCTTGACGCGGATGAGCACTGATCTCGGCGAGGACTCGGTTATCAGTATAGCCGACGATTTGGCCAATGAGATGGCCTATGCCTTCGCCGTGAAGGAAGATCAATGTCTTGTCGATGGCGACGGAACCAGTACCTACGGCGGCATGACCGGAATTAGGGTTAAGATGATCGACGGCAGTCATGCGGGAAGTTACGTCTCGGCGGTAACGCCCGGTGACAACTGGTCGGAAATCGACCTGGCTGACCTCACGGCAGTTATGGCGGCCCTGCCTCAGTACGCCGACACCAATGCCAAGTGGTACTGCTCGAAAACCTGCAAAGTGGCTGTTTTTGACAGACTCATTGCGGCTGCGGGCGGTGTCACCGGCAGAGAGATGATGGAAGGCAGCCGGACCCCGATGTTCATGGGTTATCCGGTCGTTCAGATGGCGGCCATGCCGAGCGACGATTCATCTGCTTTGGCATCGGTCATCATGCTGTTCTTCGGCGACTTGTCGATGGCGGCCACGTTCGGAACCCGCAGAGGCATTACGATTAAGGTCAGCGATCAGAGGTATATAGAGTACGACCAAATCGGCATCCAGGCTACGGAACGCTTCTGTGTCAATGTCCACGATATCGGTGCTGGCACTGGCGTTCGCGGTCCCGTTGTCGGCCTCTATGGCGTTGTCTAACAGAAACTAAACAGAAACCTTTTCATAAGGAGAATTGATATGTTACCGAATCTGACAGTAGTGCCCATGAGGGAACTTGGTACTGTGGCGGGCGGAACAGCAGCCTTTGGCATTGTCGATACCA